CTTTCTTAAAACCTCGGTGTAACTTCAATAAATTCTGTGAGAGAAATGAATTAAATATTTCAGTTTCATAAGTTTTAGATTGTTCACTCTCGGGTTCATCAAATAAAATGGGGTCAATACGTGTAATAAAGTCTGTATTAAATTTTGTTGTAAATACAAATAATGCTTCTAATACTTCTTTAATTTTATCTGGAAATATCTTTTTTTTGGATAAAACGATTTTATACATATTTATTATAATTAAAGATTATAAAATGATACTTAAACACTATTTAAAAATATAAAGATATATATAGAAAATGAGTTTTCAAATTATTATGGCATTATGTAAAAATAAGGGTATTGGATATAAAAATAAATTACCGTGGTCATCAAAAATAGATATGAAGTTTTTTAAATGGATGACAACAATATCAAATGATAAAAATTTATTAGTTATGGGTCGTAAAACATGGTCGTCGTTAAATTATAAAGAACTTACAAACCGCCATTCATATATTGTAAGTGATAAATTAACAAAAGGAATATTATCTTCAAATACAACAGTTGGAACATTTGAAGATAGTCTTTATACAAATGAAAAGTATAAATGGATTATGGGAGGAGAACAAATATATAATTATTCATTAACACATTATCTAAACAATATTAATAATATATTTATAACATACATTGATAAAGAGTATAATTATGATACACAATTTAAAAAGACTGACTTAATAGAAAAAAACTTTTATATACGTTCAGCTTTTAATATAAAAGAACGTGATTTACCTTTAACATTTTATTATTTACATAANAANAATGGTGTAATAGATGAGTTAATTGATTTAAGATGGAATGAATTTGTTAAAAAGATGAACGATCATAGGTCATAATAAGGATTTTCATCTATTTTCATACCACAATACTCACGTGGTTTTAATCTATAATTTAATGGATAATAAATACCAGCTTCTTTTGCTTCTTTTAATAAAAATTTAAAGTTCTCCCANAATTCATCTTTATGACCTATTGTTTCAGTCATAATATGAGAGATTTCGTGTATTCCTACAAAGGTTAAAGTATCTTTATCAATTAAATGGTGACCATTTTTTTCTTCTGTTAAACAGAATGCTAATTTTTCTCCTTTGTTCTCACTATAAGCGGTATATTTACTTGTTGGTAGTGTTTCCATTACTTTTTTAGGGTTAAAATTTTCAACTAATCGTCGAACACCTTTATGGTCTGGATATTTTTTATCAACATAATGAACTAACTTTTTCAATGTTTGTGTCATTTGTGCTAATAAATCAGCGGTTTCTTCTAATTTATCACGTTCTCTTACACAGTATTCTTCACCATCCACAGAACTAACAATACATTTTAACTGTGATAAATCACTATCTTTATACATTTTAAACATATACAGTATGATAAAAGTTACAAGAATAATTCCTAAAATATCGTAGAATTTCATTTATTAAGTATATATGTTATAATAAATGAAATTTATATTTCTAAAGGATTATGTTTGTATTGATGGGGTGCACATATTGTTGAATTCATCCATGGACCGACATCACTTCTTTGAATGGTAGGTTCCGGGCGTAATTGTAAATTGGCATTTTTATTACAATTTGTAATTGCACCTTTGAGAGAACCCGCTTTAATCATATTTACATCTTCAATATTTCCAGAACTCATTTGGTGTGCCCATTCACCATTAGGGTCAGGAGGTAATAAATCTTTAGGATCTATATTTTGATGTGTCATACAATTTTTTGTATTATCTACACCAGATGTTTGTATTCCTTCTGCGGATGCATAATTACTTTCTTCTTCATTTGTATCAACTGGAGGGGCGTTCATTCCATCTTCAAGAGCTCCTGGATAAGGTCCAGTTGTCATTAAATCTTTAACATTTGATTTTCGTGATGAATATGCTACAATTGCGTATAAAAGAACAGCAACACCTAAAAGAACAACCCAATGACCTGCTGACATTTTACTTAACATAGACTTTGCCATTATTATTTATTATGAATAGAGATAATAATATTATAATTACATTACAGAAAAAAAATGTGGATAATCTGTAATCATTTTCTTTTGTTTTTGTTCAATCATTAATAATTCGTTTTCTAATTCTTTAATTTTTGGTTGTAAATCATTTTCTAAATAAAATTTATATTTTTTATAATCTTCCTTATACTTATTTAAAGTTTCTTTAAATTTATTATGATTTTCATTTAATTCTTTAAATTCATTTTTAATTTCTTCTTCATTTTCATTTTGATTTAAATCAACAATATCATCAATATAGATTGATGAATCATTTTTTTGTTGTTCAACTAATAAAGGTTTACTAAATAATCCTTTATTTTTATTAACTAAAATTTGCTTTATTTCTATATCTAATTGAAACGATGTATTTGAATATAAAATACCGTGTATTTGTAAAATACATTGAATATTTGCGTGTTTTGTATCGCTTAATTTTAACATTTGTTCATATCTATCATAAATTAGTATATTTTTATTTTCAATATATCCTTTAATATAATGTTTTTTTCCGTGATTTCGTATAATAGGTGTCATAAATGTATTATATACTTCATCATTATTCTCAAGTGATATATCAAACCATTCAGGATTTATAGATTTTTTAATAAAATCTTCTAATGATGATAACCAATTAGAAAATTGTGATGAAATATCTATATCTAAATCCATAACATATTTATATGAAGTTAAATTCTTTGTTCTTTGTATTCCTTGTGTACAATATAAAAATGGCGTTTTTATAAATATATCTTTATTATTATAATATAAAGATGAATGATACATATCTTGTTCAATTACACTCGGTTGTTCAAGTGTAAATTCTTTATCATTCCATTCATATGGTTCTTTAATAATAGTTATATCCATAATTTAAAATATCTATATAAATGTTAAGAATTAAATTAAACGCTAAATGACTGACTATCAAAATGAGTTTATTAAAGAATTATTCCATATTCTAAAACATAAAAATATTCAAACACAAATACGTATTTTTATGGAACCTATAGTGCAACTTATTGTTAAAGAAATTTATTTATATTTAATGATATCAATTATAAGTATTTTAGCAATATTTATAATGATATTTATAATACTTTTATTTATGATTAAAATATACTGGGAGGTTACTAAAAAATAATATTTATATATAATATAAATGAATAAACGTAGAACACGTAGAAATAATACACGTCGTCGTGTCCCTAAAAGAAAACAAAAAACACGTAAACAAAAAGGAGGTAATTTATTATTAGAAGGTATTAAAACTGCGTTATTACCATTAGGTATGATTGCTTTACAACAAACAATGACACCTAAACATAAAAAACGAAAAACAAGACGTCGTCGTAATTAAATATAATTATATATTATTTTATATAATTATATGGAACATAAAGTTCAAGGTTTTAAGCAATATATACGTGAATTTATGAGTGTTGATGACGAGATTGAACGATACTCTCGTGCACTAAAGCAGTTGAGAGAAAAACGTGAAAGTATATTACAAAATATAAAAACAGAAATCGATAACAAGAATTTAAGTGATGTTGAAATACAAATAAAAGATAAAGGTTCATTACAACTGTATCATTATAATCAGTATCAACCTTTGACATATAAATATCTCGAAGAATGTATGAATAATTATTTCAGTTTATCAACTGAAGAAATAAAACAATTTATAAATTATTTAAAAAGAAAAAGACATATTGAACGTAAGTTTAATATACGTAAAAAGTTTTAAAATGTCATATTTTCATAGTCATTGGAAAGATTTTCATAAACGTTGTCGTATGTATGATATAACGTTAAATAAGATGAATTATCCGCGNGAAAATGAATGGTTTAGGATGTATAAAAATTCTAATAAAGATAGTTTCGTTGATTTAGGAAATGTTGAACATCATCAATTTAATGAAGAACTTAAACAATGGGGTATGGTTGTCGTTGATGATTGTAATCATACGAGAGAAGATATTATCGAAGATATATTTAATGAGATATGTGATGAGGTTGAAGAGAATGATTATAAAATAAAGTGTAAGAAACAGTTTAAAAAAGATTTATTATATTTTATATATCGTCTTACTGTAGATGAATAAAGAATATATATATTATCGTAATTTGATAGACAGAACACCCCTACAAAAATTATTGAATTATGATATTGTTTTTGAAACATTGAATGATATGTGGTATTATGATTTTAATACAAAGTTCGGTCATATGATTGAACCATATTACAAAACATTGGTTGATGATTTGCGTCCATTTGGTTTATTAAATGAAAAAAAATCTATAGAATTTAAAGATTTATTTTACGATATGATTTCACATCATATCGAAAAAAAATATTCTAAAGATGATATTTTACCGGAATTGTTTTTAGATAAAAAATAAATGTTATATTATAATAAATAATGTATAAAGTAGATGGTAAAAATGCCGGTTATAAAATTTACAATGATATTTATATACCTTCAGAAATATCTTTAAAAAAAGATAAAAATGAACCTATAAAAAAAATTAAAAAGAGTAAAGTATTACCTGAAGAACTTGTAGATAAGTTAGTTAAGAAAGCAACTTATTGATTGAAGAACCAACGTATACTAAAGTATGGAGGGTCAACTTGCATACTCTTTGTATTCATTTTCATATTTGGACCTTTTGATAATTCATTATGAATCTCTCTTATTGTTAATGATTTATCATAATACTTCAGATTTGATAAATAACCATCATAACCACCGTTCATATTAATATAGACATCTCCATAATTTTGTTTAGGAACATCGTTAAAAACGTGTCGTTTTGCTAATGTTCCATTAATATAAATATCTAAATATTTACCATCAACCCGTATAACAAGATATATCCATTTGTGTAAAGATAAATCGCTTACTTTTATATGTTCATTCATATTTGAATATGTATTCATTACAACATACATATTACATTGGTTATTTTCATATTTTAAATATACACCTGGTGCGTTATTTGGTAATATCATACCTCTAAATTGACCGTCGTGTTGTATATTATTATTTCCTTTATGGAATACGTGATAATATTGTGATGAATTTGTATCTATACCATCAATATAAATCCACGTTGTATAAGTAAATTCTATTCCATCACTTTTATTTCTGGAACGAATAATGGGTTTACTTCCTTTTACATTAGGATTTTGATGTATTACAGATAATGAATTCGCCTTTTTCATACCTTTATATAAAGTAACATCATCATTAAATCCTAAAAACATAGATAATACAAATGTTCCTAATCGTAAAAGTAAAATAAATGCAAATATAACCAAAAATAGAACAGATATTTTAGCAATAATTGAATTTGAACGTAAGAAATCTTTTGAACCAGATACATAGGAATTGTTACCGAAATTTTGAAATGTTCTCTCAACATTTCCTCTAATTGTTTTATTATATGTATCCTTTACACGTGATACAGCACGACTTTGTAATCCTTGTAAACTTTTTGCTAATTGTGTTGCGTGATATGTAGCACCTCTATTTACTGAATTATTTTGTGTCCTTAATACTTCTTCCATATTAATATACTATATAGAAATTAAATTTCAATACTATTCACTTCACGATTATTCTCCATGAAAGCAAATTTGATACGATATTTATTAAATAATGTTCCAAATACTGACCCAACACCTGCACCTTCTCTATAAATATTATAAGCTTCATTAGGATTTAAAGCATAATTATAATACACAAAGTTCGCTGTCTTACCTGCAAAACCACCATTAGGTGTTAATATAATATCTTGACCTGATGACGATTTAGGAACTTGGTCTAAAATCATTGTTTTTACAAGTTTTCCATCAAGATAAACATCAATTGAACGACCATTTGCTGATACAATTAAATTCGTCCATTTTTGTAATGGAACATCTTGAATTGTGATTAAAGCACTATTTGTTGTTTCTGTTTGTGTCGGGTCATCATATCCAATATGTATATTTAAATTATTTAATGTTCTATCGAAAGACGCACGTATTTGTTCATTTGGTGTTGTTCCACGTCTAAATAATATTTTCTCTTCTCCATAACGATGGTTCCAATCACTTATATAAAACCATATACTATAAGCATAATCCGCGTCCTGACCGTCGGGTGCTTTATTATGATGAATATGTGTTTGTTGTGTTGCGTTATGAATATGTTTTAACTTATACCGTCCTGTTTGTCCTGTTAAATAATTATAAAGATAGTATAATATGATTAGAACTACGATTACAATAATAACATTTAATATTGTAAATCTCATTTTATATAATATTACAATATTAAATTTTATAAACAAATATATTTCTAATACCTCCTGATATTCCAGGATTATCACCATAAGAGATTGGGTCATTCTTTATAAATGTAATTAATCCGTTATGTGTATAAATTAATTCATTATTTATAAATACATCTAGTCGTCCCATTGTATATTTTAAATGTATATTATTCCATCTCTGTAATGGTATTTTTACTTTAAATAACTCATTATTTTCATACATACACATTAATGTATTCGTATTTCGTTTATATAAAAACTTGGGTTTATTACCAAATGAAAATAACTCTACAAATTTTGTTCCTTGTGAGTCATAGTTACTTGGAAGTGAATGTATAAATGTTTCAAATTCCACATTATATTCATATTTTACGTCAAGTTCATTCCAATCACTTATATATTTTTTATTTTTTATAGGAACCGCGTCCTTCAATAAAATAATCTTATTTCTTTGTTGATACCATTTCCAAGCATAAGGAAGAACAAAGTATATACCGATTATAATGACCTCTGTTAAAATTGTTATGATTTCATCGTTTAATGTTAATTTTGGAGAATATATTAAACAAGGTATAAAGAATATGATATGATAAATTAGTTTAAATAATGGATGTTTCATTAAATCTTTAAAGTTATGTTTCAAATAAATGTAAAAGAATTGTAGAATTGTTGTAATCAATAATAAACCAAATATAATTGATAATGTAGTATTTATATATTGTTTACTTATATTTAAAGAAGATAGACCGTAAATAATTAAAGAAGCAATAGATACTAATACAATAATATAGAGTGATAATTTACCAAAATGTTTTACATTTTTTGATAATAAAAATATAATTAAACCAGTTATTAAACCAATCGCAGAAACATTAATATATGTGCTCCATTTATTATAAAAGTTTTTTGTTTGTGTTATTTCATAATATCCATAACTTATAAAAAATAATAATAATATATAAAATAATCCTTCACGATGTTTAGAAACAAATTGTGTGAATGCTGGTATTAAGTTATCAAAGAAACGAAGCACTTTATTTTGTGTTGTTATCAAGATTGATACAGCAATTAAAACACCGGCAGTTATAAGTATAGTTATCAAAGAAAAATCTGTATATATCAATATTGGAATTAGGAATGATATAAATAATGAAATAATACGAATGACCGGTACACGTTCAAGTAAGGGAGATAAAGTTATGATTAATAATGTAATACTTAAAGAAAGGATTGTTAATAAGTTATGAAACCCGTATGAAAACGCAAATAATATAAATAAAATAGATGTAAATATACCGGACATTATTAATTGAGATGTTGATGAAGGTAATATCATAGATAAAATCTCTTTCGTTGCTGATAGAGAACTTTCTAATTTAGATTTTTTCTTCTTTTCAGGTGTTTTTTTATGAAGTTTTTCATAAATCTCAAATCGTTTTCCAAATAATTTACGTGCCATTTTTTCATTCATAATAAATTTAATGTTATCTGTTTTATCATCTTTTTTATTCAATATGGGCGTCGCCTCTATATCAGGATTTACCATTTTTTTTATTTATATTATGAAATGATTATAATTTATCCATAAGTGTCTTTTGTCCGTGACAATTACGACATAACGCTTCTAAATTAGATATGTCGTTTGTTCCTCCTTTATATAAAGGTATTCTATGGTCAACCTCATATGAAGCATTTAATGTCTCTCCACAACGCTTACATAACCACTTTTGTTGTGAAGCAACAAATTTCTTTTTACTTTCACTTACACTTCGTTTTATAGTTTTTTGTTCAGGTATTTTATTGATATAGTTGTTATTCTGTTCAAATGTTTTAGATAATGGTTCAATATATTGTTTTTTTATTTTATTATTTATCGGCATAACACTTGTAATTGAAGCTAAACTTTGTATTAATGATGATGTTTGTTTAACCCTGAAAACGCGATTGTGGTCATTGTCCAATATTTTTTAAATGATTTTAAATATTGTATATAATAGTTATCATAATATGTATTCATTAAAAAAAATATTGTAACACCGATAACAATAAATTCACCACGTTTCATATCAAGAGTGTGTATCTTTATATTTATATGCGATTATTATTTGTTTTGAAAATAGTTTAAGCGCAATTATATTGTCAGTATATTTTTCAACACATCGTTTATACCATTCATCACTTGCGTGTTCTTTACAAAATTCTGATAATTCTTCTATAGATGCTTCATTATTTACCCAATCTATTGTTTTATCTATAACAGTGTCTTCTTTTAATATCTTTACCTTTTTGGGTTCATCTCTTTTAGTGATTGATAATACAAAATCTTCATATTCTTGTCCGATATCTAAAGACATTGTTGGTGTATCACTATCTTCTTCTTCAATATCTACCCTTATATGATGTTTTCCAAAATCTTGATTCGTAAAATATTTATTATATTTATAAATAGGTAATATTTGGTAATATATAATCTTATTACGAACTTCTGGTGTAATATAATTTAAACATAAATGACGCATCATATGAACTTCTTTAACAAGAATTTGTGATATTTTATCTAACGGCATATCTTCATCTATATGTTGATATTCCGCTACATCAGGGATATGCAACCATTCTTTTAAATCACAAAGATGTTTATTCAACTCCGACAGTTCAAGAGCAACGTAATTCATTGATTTTGTGTTCTTATTACATATGATTTAATACAAGTTTCAATTTTTTTTTATAATTATTAAAAAATTGAAACGTAATTAAGTTGTGTAGCAATTATAATAAAAAATGAAGTTTTTAGTATTTGACTGTGAAACAACAGGTCTTATACCTAAATATACAGATGATATTAATGATTATCCACATATCGTTCAATTAAGTTGGATTGTGTATGATGAAGAAGAAAATAAGATTAAAGAAAAAGATTATATCATAAAACACTCCTATATTCCAGAAGAAAGTTCAAAAATTCATCGTATTACTACACAAATTTCACAAGAAAAAGGTGAAGAAATGAAATATGTTTTAGAACAATTTATAAAAGATTGGAACTATTGTAATATGGTTATTGCACATAATCTTTCATTTGATATGAAAATGATACTCGCAGAAACACAAAGATTAAATTTACATATCAATACAAAATCTAAAATCTATTATTGCACTATGAAAAATTCTATTGATTTATGTAAGATAGAAATTAAAAATAATAGGAAAAAAACATTTTATAAATATCCCAAATTATATGAAACATTTAAGACATTATACACAAAAGAAACGATCGATGAATCTAAACTTCATAATTCTCTTGCCGACATTTACTTGTGTATGATTTGTTTCTACAAAATGTATTATGATCATGATATTAGAAATATAAATAATATGTTTAAATTAAAATACGAAAAAATATTTAAGTAATTTTATTAAGCACTACACATCTCACACGAGGGTTCTTGTTCTACCGTAAATTGTTGTGCCGACGCGCTTGCTTTTGTTCTTAAATAATACATACCTGTCTTTAACCCTTGAGACCACGCATAAAAATGCATTGCTGTAATCTTTTTAAATGTTGGTTTTTCCATAAATAAGTTTAAACTTTGACTTTGACATATATAACGACCACGGTCAGAAGACATTTTTATAATATCTTTCATAGACATCTCCCANACTGTTTTATATTTTTGTTTAAGATGGTTCTCTTTTTCTTCTGACATTCCACATAACTTTTTAAAATCTATATGTTGAATACTACCTTGTTTTGCTAAAATATTATTCTTCATTTGTGCATTCCATACACCCATATCATATAATTCACGAATTAAATATTTATTAATAACCATAAACTCACCAGCAATTGTTCTTCTAACATAAATATTGTTTGTATATGGTTCGAAACATTCATTATTTCCCATAATCTGACTTGTAGATGCTGTAGGCATTGGTGCAACTAATAAAGAATTACGAATTCCATATCGTATAACATCATTTCTTAAAGAAATCCAATCATATCTCGAACAATCATCTTCCAGTCCCCATAAATTAAATTGAAATAATCCTTTACTCATCGGTGACCCTTTAAATGATGAATATGAACCAAGATGTGTATCACGTTCTATTTCAGCACGTATAGGTTTATTCTTATTTAATAAGAATTCAAGATGTTCATCATGAACTATATAATCACGAGATGATGAAGTTAATTCATCTTTATATCTCCATTCTTTATTCATATATCTTTTCTTCAATTCTATCATCTCTCGTTCTCTCTCTTTAGAAATCTGACAACTTTCATAAACAGAATAATAATAGATTGTCTCAAAAATCTTGCGATTTATTTCTTTAGCTTCATCACTATCATAAGCAACATTCATTTTTAAAAAACAATCTGCTAATCCTTGAACACCAATACCTATTGGACGATGAAGCATATTACTATGATATGTTTTGGATGTTGGATAAAAATTAATGTCTATAACATGATTCAAGTTACGAACAACTAATTGAACCATCNCTCCCAATNGTTCNTAATTAAATACACCATTATCCACATATGAAGGAAGACACAAAGAATTTAAATTACATACCGCGGTCTCTGTTGGTGATGAATACTCTAAAATTTCCGTACATAAATTACTTGATTTTATTGTCCCTAAATTATTTTGATTAGACTTCATATTACACGCGTCTTTATATAACATATAGGGTGTTCCAGTTTCTATCTGACTTTCAATAATTTTATACCAAATATCACGTGCATTAACAGAAACACCACGACCTTCTTTTTCATAATGTGTATATAACTTCTCAAAATCCTTACCATATACGTCAGATAATCCAGGACACTCGTCCGGACACATCAACATCCATGACTGGTTCTCTTTAACACGTTTCATAAATAAATCAGGTATCCATAAAGCATAAAATAAATCACGCGCTCTTGACTCTTCATCACCATGGTTCTTCTTCATTTCTAAAAAAGACATTATATCTTTATGCCACGGTTCAATATATACAGCGAACGACCCTGGTCTGCGTCCAGCTTGATTAGAATAACGAGCAGTCATATTAAAAACACGTAACATTGGAACAATACCACTACTTATTCCATTTGTTCCTCGTATATGAGACCCCTTTGAACGGACATTATGAATATGAAGACCAATACCTCCAGCGTATTTACTAATTACAGCGCAATCTTTTAATGTATTATAAATACCCTCCATACTATCCTCCTCCATAGAAATAAGATAACAAGAACTTAATTGTTGTTTTGGTGTTCCTATATTATATAAAGTTGGTGTAGCGTGAATAAAGTATTTACGACTTAAAGCATTATAATTCTTCTTGATTAAATCCATAGTTTGTTTACTTGAATATGTATTTGATGAACAATATAAACCAATAGCAACACGCATCCATAAATGTTGTGGTCTCTCTACAACTTTTTTATTTATACGCATTAAATACGCTTTCTCTAACGTTTTAAAACCGAAATAATCTATTATATAATCACGATTAAAATCAATCATATTCTGTAATTCATCTTTATAATCACAAACAAATTTATAATAGTCATAGTTTACAAGAGGGTGATGTTTATTATGATTATCTCTATATTCATATAGTTTTTTAACAATCTCATATAAACTATCCTCTGTATTTTTTTGGTGGTTTGAAATAACAATCCTTCCTGCTAATACTTGATAATCCGGATGGTCTGTAGCTTGACTTGCGCATTGTTCGGCAAGAACTTCATCTATTTGTGTTGTATGTATTCCATCATATAAATGTTCTATGACTTTAATGACTAACTCTGTATAATGGATGTTTAATTGATCATTACCAAGACGTTTAACACGATTTAAAATTTTATCAAATGATACAGTTTCTGTCATCCCATTGCGTTTTGTAACATACATTTCATTCGAAGATGATGACATATTTTTTATATGATATGTATACATTTTTTATCTTGTTTTTATATATGTATTTATTTATCTTTATAATCGCCGTATTCTTACTATTATGGACTTATACGATGACATTACAAAGACGTGAAGAATTTACATCAAGAATTCCTTATAAAGTATTACAAAATGATTATGATGTATCAGAACAATCATTATGTACATCATATGAATTATGTAAAAAAGATACACATATTCCTAAAAAAATATATAATTATCCTAAACCAAATAATACATATGTTCGTGTAAATATGTATAATACAAAAGATTATAAACAACATCCATTAAATTACAAACAGATACAACAATTCTTTACACAAAATCCATATTAATTAAACATTTAGAACCATTATTCTCTCTGCGTTTTAAAATATCCTTCCAAACATCTTCAAATATTTCTTTGTTAGAATTAAACCATTTTTTGTTTCTTGGAACTAATACACACGAAAAATCCTCTAAATACCAATATATAATATCAACATACTCAATATTATTTTTTGTTATCCAATTATCAAATTCTTCTTTTGATGATATATCTAAAGGAACATACTTATGATAATACATATCATTATCACAAATAATAATAATCATACCCTTTAGTTTACCATCTCGTGTTTTTTTATAACTATTCGGTTCATCTTTAGGACTATCCATCAAGAATTGTTCATATGGAGTGTATGTATTTACAATAGTATCATATGTTGTATCCATTGTGATTACTTCACATGTATACTCCTTAAAATTACATTCCAAAAAATCACATTCGTTTAAATCACAAACTTCCATTTGAAGTTGCATTTGTATCCAATACTCCTTTTTAGGATTACCAGTAATTTTTCGTGTACTCACATTTTTTACTTCCAACATACGACCATATCGTTCACTGTTTGGTTTAATATTGATACCATCGGGTGATGATGCTAAACAATAGATTGAACTATGAGGTATACAACCATATTCTTTTATCTTACTACCAGTCATATATTCATAGATCTGTATTGATACTGGTTCATACCGAACACCTTTTTGCATTGGATTTAAGTTTTTATAATCTTTTAGTCCTGTTTCTATACTTGTTTTCATCTTTTTACAACGTTCATTAATATAATATTCACGAATACGGTCACTTTCAAATATTTTCCACGCTGAACTTGCTGATATATAATTATACCGTTCTTGGTGCCATTCAATCGTTCCTTGTCTCGCACATTTTTCATTAATCTTATTAAGAACATCAATCTGTCGTTCAATCCTTTTATAATCTTCATTCAAATACTTAAAAATACTCCACGAATTTTTAAAACCAATACTACGTGGTGGATATAAAATACAAACACGATGAACTATGTAATTTATAATTTCTTCTTTGTTATTTATTTGTGTATATGTTAAACAATAATCATCATATATCTTACATACAAGTGTATATAATTCGTTTATATAATCTTCAAACTTAAAAATATCATATCTTGAATGTTCTAATTCTTTATTCACAAGTTCAATTATATCATTTAAAAAAACACTAATGTCATATCCTTCTACTTTTGGAATAGACCATTCAATATCATAATATTCATTATAGATAGGTTTATTAAGTATATTATCAATATCTTTAAACATATTATTTATAATTTTAATATCTTTCTCAATCTTATCCATATCCATTATTATAATAACTTATACATAAGAGTTTAATTCAATTTTCTTTTAACGTATATCTTTTTTCATTTGTTTTTGTTTTTACAATATGTAATCTGGGAATAGATATTATATAACCTTCTTTTGATATTTTTACATCTTTTGTCTTATTTAAACGATTTTGTTGAAATGAACGTATTAAATATTCCTTCAATTTATCAATATCTTTTTTATTCATATTTTGTTTTTCAGCATATTGTTCTAGACGTTTAATTTTTTGTTGTTTCGTCATTTTCGTCCATTGTGTTTCATTATTTTTTATTGTTTTTCTTCTTGATTTTAAAATATCTTTCATTGAATGTGTAGAAGTTGGAACAGTATTATACAATGTTTTGTTTAATATTGTGTTTAACTTATTATAAGAACTATCCATTATTTAGTATATATTAATTAAATTTTAATATGAAAAAAATAATAAATATAACATCCAGGTCGATAACAGGTGATACAAAACGTAATATAAAATGGAAACAATTATCACCACCATATTCACAAGAAGAAGAATTAAATCTTATATATTCTAAACATCCAGAGTGTATTCAACATATTCAAAAAAAAGTTCGTCAATATTATAATCAAGATTTAAGAAGTTGCACTCTTAATGTTGAACAATGTAATAATAAAAAGAGTTGGAAAAAAACAAGATTTTATAGTATTTTACAAGAAGGTAAAAAAAATAACAATGACAAGAACATAAAACCAATATCTATTTCTCTCGAAGAGACAATTGAATTGTTAAAAGAAAGTAATTTATATTGTTATTATTGTAATGAACCTGTTGTTATATTATATACGAAGTGGAGAGAACCAAAACAATGGTCATTAGATAGAATAGATAATAGGTCTTATCATACAAAAGATAACTGTGTAGTGTCTTGTCTACAATGTAACTTACAACGGAGAGAACGTGATTTTCAAAAATTTAAACAATCAAAAGTATTAACATTTATACAAAAATAATATTGTATAACAAATTTAATTAAATATTAATTAATATATAAAACATAAATGAGTATTTCAGTTCAAACAAACGAGTTACAAAAGACACAAAAAAATTCATTATTGTTAAATTATTTAATGAAATTTTATTCAAACCCTAAAAATTTAGATTTAATTGTACCTATATTAAATGGTGATTCGGATATATCTATAAGATTAATTGATTGGTTTGTTACGAACTTTTCTAAACAAAATTTTACAGTATATACATTTATTAACTCTAAAGGTATTAAGAAACGTTTTAAAGTATATAATGAATATAAATTAAAATTAAAAGCACATTCTAAAAAATGTTTCGATCCTTTTTGTAGATATGAACGCATCAATATAAAATATGATGATACGAACTATATTCAAACAACATTAGGACAGTTGAATTTTTTTAAATGGGCGATTGAAAATAATGTTTTGAATTATATCCAAGAACATAAGAAAGAAATAGAATATGATATGAATTCAAGAAATAGCACAGCAAAAAAAAAGTCAGTCCCTGTAGTTAATGGAACACGTAAAAAACGCGAAGAATTATCTATTTCTGCTATAAAAAGTATAAAAAAAGAAAATGTAGAAATTACAGTTGAATTTTCTTGTGATTGAGTTTATCGTTTATAAAAAAAAATAATATTTTTTTGTATGGGACAAAATAATTCTATACAAAAAATAAATTTTGAAGATGTTAAAAAGTCTTTAAATACAACAGTATTAATAAATACATTAAATGAGACTAAACAAGATTGTTTAATTATAGGAACAATTCACGCAAGGAATGAAACAGACTTTATAAATGAATTAATAAAAAAACGTAATTATAATATACCATTGATATTATATGGTATGAATCATAGTGATGATACCATTCACAAAAAGTATAATCAATTGGTTTCTCTCGGTTTTACAAATGTTTATATATATGTAGGTGGACTATTTGAATGGTTGTGCTTACAAGATATATATGGTGACGACGAATTTCCAACAACAACGAAAGAACCTGATTTATTACAATTTCGTCCTTCACAATATTTTATTCCAAAAATTACTAATATGTAGAAAACTCACATATTTCTTTAAATGTAAGTTTTTTAACACACGGTTCTATTACATTATTTATAATTGAAATCCAATAAGAATAATCATCTTCTATAAAGTCTTTATTAGAATTTCCATTAATAATACAGACATTATTATTCTTATTTGTTAACCATTGTTCGTGGTACATATGACATACTTTAAGATATGATAGTTCAATATCTTCATCTTTTCTATTTCTTTTAAGCACACGTTCATACGATACTTCAGGATTAGTACGTATATAAATATATTGTGTTATAGGAAAGTTTTCTTGAAATTGTTCAAACATATGACAATAAATTTTATATTTGATTTCATTAATATATCCATTATCATATAACATTTTAGCAAATATATTATAGTCTGTATCTAGACATCGTTCTGTAATAAATACAGTTGCATCCGGATTTTTATCAATTGTATCACGAATTATTTTAAGACGCGTCGTATATGCCATCATTTGAAACGAGAACGCATATTCTTCTTTAGAATGATAAAAATGATTTAAAATATTTACACCATTTTTATCAGTGATTTTTAACCATTCGTCAACAGGTTCTGGGATAAATACAATATGTTTTTTATCTTTATAAATTTGTTTCATCATTTTCATTAATGTTGATTTTCCTGAACCAATATTTCCTTCTATAGAATATATAGAGTAATGCCTTCTTCTTGGAGAACACGTCGTATTCGTAAATTGCCTCTTCGTGTCCGTTTTCGTAGGAGGGTTCATCTTATGTGTATTCGTTTTAATACAAAGATATTACGTTGTTGTATTCCACTTAAATAACTTTCAATTTTTTATAATTTTTTAGTTTCTTAAAGTTCGAACATATCCACGACCATAGAAAAACCATAATAGTATTGATAAAATACTACCAACTATAAAACCTGTTCCTAAATGTTTCTCTCCAGCAATCAGGTAAGCAACAAACGGAGAGAGTAAATAAGTTAATACAGCATAAAAAACCATAACCCCTATAAATCTTTCGTTTAGTATCAT